CATTATTACATCAGATTGCTGAGGTTAATAAAGAAATTGAGGATACTAAAGTTGAACTTGAAAAAGAGTATGGTGCTATAAATATTAATCTTGAAGACGGTTCATATACCGAAATTGAGAAAAAAGATGAATAATCGTGGACCAAGTTATAAGAAAAATAAGTATTGGTACTGATTATAAAGACAATGCAATGCATTATTCAGTAGGACAAATGGTATATGGGGGACATGAGATTTCCCATATACTTTTTGATTCCACTGATAGTTCTTACAGCATACATATAAAGAAAAATGATGAGGTAATGCCATGGAAAAAGTTTAATATTAATATGGCAATTGCAGTAGAATATGATTTAGAATACTAATGAGAAGTGTATTTAGTTATCTAGTAAGACCAGTTGGTAATCGATATGATAATAAAGTATCAGTCGGAGATAAGGAGTTAATTACTAATACATCGATTGAAAGTTTTAAATCTGTAAATAATCTAGCAGAGGTCGTAGCCATTCCATTAGCAGTAGAAAATACTGATATAAAAGTAGGAGATTTAGTTATTATACACCATAATGTATTTAGAAGATTTTATGACATTAGAGGAAAGCAAAAGAATAGCCGTTCATATCTTATGGAAGATCTATACTTTTGTGAACTGGATCAAATATATTTATATAAGCAAGATAGTAAATGGAATACTGTTGGCGACCGGTGCTTTGTAAAGCCATTAAAAAATATAGATCATTTTAAGCTAGATAAAGAACAAAGACTTATTGGAATACTAAAATATGACAATAGTTCCTTAAATGAGCTTAAAATCAATCGTGGAGACTTAGTAGGATATAAACCTTATGGTGAATATGACTTTATAGTTGATGGTGAAAGATTATATTGTATGAAATCAAATGATATTGTAATTAAATATGAATATAAAGGAAACGAAACAGAATATAATCCAAGCTGGGCACAAAGCAGTGCTTGAATTAATTAAGGTTGCAGAGGAAGCTATTTTAGATAATGGTGATGATGATTTATCAGCAGATAAATTAAAGAATGCTGCAGCAACAAAAAAGTTAGCCATATTTGATGCTTTTGAAATCTTAAGTAGAATACAGGATGAAACCCGTATGCTAGAAGAGGAAGAAAAAGACCCTACAATAAAAACTTTTAAAGGTTTTGCAGAAGGGAGGTCTAAGTAATGTACGAACAAACACTTTACAAAGTATTACCCAACTATATTAAACAATCGGTAATCAAACAACAAAACCGATATAGTAAATGGAAGTATGGTTATAATAAAGAATATGATGTAATTATTATAAGCAAGACTGGTAAGATTGGAGAAATATACGAAATACAGAACTTAAGAATTGCTTTACCACTAATTGATGAATCATTTAAAAGATCCGCAAAAAAGGAAGAGCAATATTGGGAGCAATTAAAAATACCAAAAGAACTTGAGAAAATAAAGAGTGTATTTGATTGGAATAAATACCCTGACAGTTTTAAAGAAAAATGGTATGATTATGTTGATAACGAATTTAAATATAGAGAAGAAGGTTTTTCATTCTACAATAATGGAATACCTACATATATAACGGGTACACACTATATGTACTTGCAATGGAGCAAGATAGATGTTGGAGCGCCTGATTTTAGAGAATCAAATAGATTATTTTTTATATTTTGGGAAGCTTGTAAAGCAGATCCAAGATGTTATGGAATGTGTTATTTAAAAAATAGACGTTCCGGGTTTTCTTTTATGTCGTCTGCAGAATTAGTTAACCAAGCTACTATATCAAGCGATTCAAGGTTTGGAATTTTATCAAAAGCTGGAGCAGACGCTAAAACAATGTTCACTGACAAAGTTGTTCCAATCTCTCTTAACTATCCTTTCTTCTTTAAACCCATACAAGATGGTATGGATAGACCAAAAACAGAACTCGCTTATAGGGTACCTGCTTCAAAGTTTACAAGAAGAAAACTAGATAGCCAAGAAAATCCTGAAGAACTTGAAGGCCTTGATACAACAATAGATTGGAAAAATACAGGAGATAACTCATATGATGGTGAAAAACTTAAATTACTAGTTCACGATGAAAGTGGTAAATGGTTAAGGCCTGATAATATATTAAACAACTGGAGAGTCACCAAAACCTGCTTAAGATTAGGTAGTAGGATTATTGGTAAGTGTATGATGGGCTCAACGTCAAACGCTTTAGATAAAGGAGGAGACAATTTTAAAAAACTATATTATGATTCAGATGTTACGAAAAGAAACCGCAATGGACAGACTAGCTCAGGATTATATAGTTTGTTCATACCTATGGAATGGTCGTACGAGGGATTCATTGATACTTATGGCTTACCTGTCTTCGACACTCCAAAAACAACAATCAAAGGAATTGACGGAAACGAAATAGATTATGGTGTTATTGAACACTGGCAGAATGAGGTTGATGGTTTAAAAAATGATTCTGACGCGTTAAATGAATATTATCGTCAATTTCCAAGAACAGAGCAACACGCATTTAGAGATGAAACAAAACAGTCATTGTTTAATCTTACAAAGATATACGAGCAGATAGATTACAACGAAGACTTAAGAAATACAAATGTATTAACAAGAGGTAGCTTCCAATGGGAAAATGGTATACTAGATTCTAGGGTTATATTTCACCCTAATAAAGATGGTAGATTTTTAATTTCATGGATACCTCCTAAACATTTACAAAATAACGTAATAATAAAGGATGGGCTCAAATACCCAGGCAACGAACATTGCGGAGCATTTGGATGCGATAGTTATGACATATCTGGAACAGTAGACGCAAGAGCATCTAATGGATCCTTATCAGGATTAACTAAATTCTCAATGGAAGACGTGCCACCAAATAGATTCTTTTTAGAGTATATAGCTAGACCTCAGACATCTGAGATATTTTTTGAAGAAGTTCTTATGGCAATGGTGTTTTACGGAATGCCAATATTAGCAGAAAATAACAAACCAAGATTATTATATCATATAAAAAGAAGGGGATATCGAGGTTACTCCATTAACAGACCAGATAAGACTTATAATAAGTTGTCTCCATTTGAACGTGAGGTTGGCGGAATACCTAACTCCTCACAAGATATAATGCAAGCTCACGCAGCTGCAATTGAAACGTATATAGAAAATTACGTTGGATTAAAAGAAGAAGGGTATGGTGATATGTATTTTCAAAGGACATTAGAGGACTGGGCTAGATTTAATATAAATAATAGAACTAAACATGACGCCTCGATAAGTTCAGGATTAGCAATAATGGCTTGTAACAGACATTTATACTATCCATCAAATCCATTACAAAAGCAAGTGGTACCATTAAACTTTAAAAGATTTAACAACACAGGTAATAGTTCGCAAATAATAAGATAAATGATTTATACAAATAATAATAGCACATTCCCTAGTCAAGTAGTACCTACTGCTGTGAAAAACAGTTTAGAGTACGGAGCGGCTGTTGGTAGAGCAATCGAAAACGAATGGTTTAGAGGCAATCGCAACGGAGGAATTGGCGGTGATAGATGGAGTGCTAATTGGAATCAATTTCACTTGCTAAGATTATATGCTAGAGGAGAACAACCAGTACAAAAATATAAAGATGAGTTGTCAGTTAATGGTGATTTGTCTTATTTAAATTTAGATTGGAAACCAATTCCTGTATTACCAAAATTTGTGGATATTGTTGTAAATGGAATATCAAGTAAAAATTACGAAATAAAAGCGTACGCGCAAGATCCTGTTTCTATAAAGAAAAAGACAGATTATGCCTCAGGTATATTGAGAGATATGATGGCAAAAGATTTGTTAAATAATATTAAAGGTAAGTTAGGAGTTGATTTGTTTAATACATCGGACCCTGATAGTTTACCTGAAGATATGGAAGAATTAGAGCTTAGATTACAACTAAGTTATAAAGAAGCCGTAGAAACAGCGGAAGAGGAAGTTATAAATAATACATTAGACAGAAATAAATACGAGTTATTAAATAGAAAAATAAACTATGATTTAACTGTATTAGGTATAGGGGCAGCTAAAACAAGCTGGACTAAATCAGAGGGCATTAAATTAGAGTATGTTGATCCTGCTAACTTGGTTTATTCATATACAGAAGATCCTAACTTTGAAGATATATATTATGTTGGTGAAGTTAAAACTATTAGTTTCGAAGAACTTAGAAAGCAATTCCCAAGTTTAACAGAGGAAGATCTTTTAGAAATTGAAAAATTCCCAGGCGATAGCAATTATAGGAATACCTATTATGCGCAAAGCTACGACTCAAGTAATGTGCAAGTATTGTATTTTGAATATAAAACATTTATTGACCAAGTATTTAAGATTAAGCAAACTGAGACAGGATTAGAGAAAGCTATAGAAAAAGATGATGGATTTAATCCCCCTGAGAATGATACATTCAAAAAGGTATCCAGATCAATAGAGGTGTTATATTCCGGCGTAAAGTTATTAGGTAAGGAAAAAATGTTAAAATGGGAGTTAAGCGAATCTATGACGCGCCCATTTGCGGATACTACAAAGGTTGAAATGAATTATGTTATATGTGCTCCTCGAATGTATCGTGGCAGAATAGAATCACTTGTAAGCCGAACTATAGGTTTTGCTGATATGATTCAATTAACACATTTAAAATTACAACAAGTATTATCTAAGATTGTACCAGACGGAGTATTTGTAGATGTTGATAGTTTAGCAGAAGTAGATCTTGGCAATGGTACAAACTATAATGCTGCCGAAGCTCTTAATATGTATTTCCAGACAGGTAGTATAGTTGGTAGATCAATGAACCAGGATGGAGGACAGAATGGCGCTAGAAACCCAATACAAGAGTTACAGTCATCTAATGGTAATGCTAAAATACAATCTCTTATAGCTACATACCAGTATTACTTACAAATGATACGTGATGTTACGGGCTTGAATGAAGCAAGGGACGGCAGTACTCCAGATCCAAATGCTTTAGTCGGTTTACAAAAACTTGCGGCGGCAAATTCTAATACAGCTACAAGACATATTGTACAGTCAAGTTTGTACTTAACATTAAGATTATGTGAAAATATATCGTTAAGAGTGGCGGAATCTTTAAATTATCCGCTAACAGCAAACGCTTTAATGCAAAGCATATCTACATTCAACGTACAAACGTTGAGAGAGGTGGCTAATCTAAATTTACATGACTTCGGTATTTATTTAGAACTAGAACCAGATGAAGAAGAAAAAGCACAACTTGAACAAAACATACAAGTGGCGCTGCAATCAGGAGGTATAGACTTAGAAGATGCAATTGATATTAGGCAAATAAAAAATTTGAAGCTTGCTAATCAATCACTTAAGTATAAGAGAAAGAAAAAGATAGAAAGAGAGCAACAAAATCAACAACAAAATATTCAAGCACAAGCGCAAGCAAATGCTGAACTAGCTGAAAAATCAGCAATGGCTGAAGTTCAAAAGCAAGAGGCTTTAGCTCAAACGCAAATACAAATAGAACAAGCTAAATCACAATTTGAGATCCAAAGAATGCAATCAGAAATGGAGCTTAAAAGAATATTGATGGCAGAAGAGTTTAATTATAGTGCTCAACTTGCCCAAATGAATTTAGCAAAAGAACAAAGTAAAATAAAAGAGATTGAGGACCGAAAAGATAAGAGAATAAAAATGCAAGGTACTCAGCAAAGTGAATTAATAGATCAAAGACAAAACCAATCAATGCCAAAAGATTTTGAATCATCTGGTAGTGACGTAATGAATGGGTTAGGATTTGATTTATTTGGAGAATAGATTACATTAACAATTTTATAATATTATATCATGTCAGAAATTAAACAAGAAGGAGAGTTTAAAATTAAAACTCCAAAGAAATTAAGTAAGCCTAATGAGGTAACAAAAGTAAATTTAAAAGCTAAAAAAGAACAAGATGCCATTCAAGAGCAAAGCACAGATGAAAGCATGTTGGGCAATCAACAGCCCGAAGTGGGATTGCAAGAAGTGGTCCAAGGAAACGAAGTCACCGAAGTCGTTACCGAAAATAAAGAAAAAGAAATAATTGAAATAATTGCAGCGCCACAAGCGGAAGTTGAAACGGTTGCTGAATTAAATGAAATTGTTGCTGAAGCAAAAACATCAGGAGAACCTTTGCCGGAAAATATAGAAAAGCTTATTGCTTTTATGAGAGAGACCGGAGGTACAATAGATGATTATTCGAGATTAAATGTAGATTACTCGAATATAAAAAGTGAAACATTAATAAAAGAATATTATAGAAAGTCAAGACCGCATTTAGACGACGATGAGATTCAATTTCTCATGGAAGAAAGATTCAGTTATGACGAAGACGAAGATGATGAACGAGACATCAAGAAAAAAAGACTCGAATTTAAAGAAGAGGCAGAAAAAGCAAAAAGATTCTTGGAAGACGTTAAGCTAAGGTATTATGATGAAATCAAGTTGAGACCATCAGTTAGCAGAGAACAACAAGAAGCTAATGACTTTTTTAACCGATACAAACAGAACGAAAAGCGTTCAGAGCAATTGCATGGTAAATTCAAAGAAGATACCAAAAAGTTATTCACCAGTGATTTCAAAGGTTTTGATTTCAATTTAGGTGAAAAAACATTAAGGTATAATATACCAAATACCAATGCGGTTATTGATAAACAATCAGATATTTCTAACCTAGTTAAGAAGTTCTTAAACGATGAAGGTGAAGTTGTAGATGTTAAAGGTTATCATAAAGCTATGTACGTTGCCGATAATTCTGAGACAATTATGAAACAAATTTACGAACAAGGCAAAGCGGATGCAGTTAAGGAAATAATGGCTAAGTCTAACAATGTTAACACAGCCCCCAGAGCCAGTGCTCCCGAAAGCTTATTCGTAAATGGCATAAAAATCAAAGCGGTTAACGGCGTGGATTCTAGCAAACTAAGAATTAAAAAAATAACTTAAACTAAAAGATTATGTCAACATTTTCACCGACCCCATTTTTTGGGTCTATTGTGCCTTCTCAAAAGCCACAAACATTACAAACAAATTATTTAAATTTTACGGATTCTGCAAATCCTGATTTTTCAACTTTTGCACAACAATATTTACCAGAAATCTACGAGCAAGAAGTAGAGCGTTATGGAAACAGAACGTTATCTGGGTTTTTAAGAATGGTAGGAGCAGA